AATGCAACTTGTTGCCTATGGTGCCCAAGACGTTTACCTGACGGCCAACCCTCAGGTAACCTTTTTCAAACAGCTGTATCGTCGCCATTCCAACTTCGCCATGGAGTCTATCGAGCAGACCTTTAACGGTGTAGCCAACTTTGGCAAGCGTGTCCAGTGCACGATTTCCCGTAACGGTGACTTAATCAGCCGTGTCTATCTGCAGGCCACTCTGCCCTCTGTAGATGTGTCCGTAACCACCAATGGTGGTATTCTTTTTCTTCCGCCTAATCCTGCCACCCCTGTCACCGCTCCTCCTGCTACTGCTTACACCACGTTTTCCTGGGTAGAGAATGTGGGTCAGGCTCTAATTAGCTATGTGGAGCTTGAGATTGGTGGCCAGCTTATTGACAAGCACTACGGTGACTGGATGTACATTTGGAATGAGCTGACTCTGCCTGTTGGTAAGCAGGGTGCTTTTGACATGATGGTTGGCTCTGGTCTGATGCCTTCTTCCGATGGCCCTGTAGCTAATGGTGGTGTTGCGGGTGCATGCTCCACGTGTGGCTCTGTGGAGCCTGGTGCTTGCTCTGTAAATGGAAATGCTGGTACTAGTACTCTCTGCAGTCGTGGTGATGGTAATGTGTTAGCGAATCTTACTGCCAGGACCCAATGCTCTTCCGAGTACACTCTGTATGTACCTCTAGAGTTCTGGTTCTGCCGCCACTCTGGCCTGGCACTGCCTCTCATTGCTCTCCAGTACCACGAGGTAAAGGTAAATATCCAGTTTGCCGAGCTTCGTAACCTGTGCAACATTGTGGCTGGTACCACTGCCGCCCCGGGCAATGCCAAGAAGGTATACACTGTGGTCAACCAGGCCGGCCTGGTTGCCGCGTCTCTGTGGGCCGACTATGTGTACCTAGACACGGAGGAGCGTCGTCGGTTTGCCCAGGTAGCCCATGAGTATCTGATTGAGCAACTCCAGTTCACGGGCGCGGAGTCCGTGACGGCTGCCCAGAATAACATCAAGATGTCTTTCAACCACCCCGTGAAGGAGCTTGTATGGGTAACCCAGCTAGACGTGAATGTAGACTGCGAGTATGGCTCCAATGGTGGCTTAAATCTGCCCTTCAGATACCAGGATGACGCCGGTGCTAATCCTGTGGCTGTAGCCAAGATCCAGCTGAACGGCCATGACAGGTTTGATGCACGTTTTGGCTCCTACTTTAACTTCGTACAGCCTTACCAGCACCACACTCGCAGTCCTGCTATTGGTGTGAATGTGTACTCCTTCGCCCTAAAGCCTGAGGAGCACCAGCCCAGTGGCACCTGCAACTTCTCCCGTATTGACAATGCCGTGCTGAACCTGACGCTGTCTCCTTACACGCTGAAGGCTGCTACCACCCGCACGGTAAATGGTGTAACTCTGACTGCAAATACGTCTGCCCTGACGGCCCAGGTCCGCATCTATGCCGTCAACTACAATGTACTCCGTGTAATGTCTGGTATGGGCGGCCTCGCATATAGCAATTAAAACGGCTTTGCCGTTTTGTGTGTGTCTGGTTAGCATATAGCAATTAAATTAAACGGCAAAGCCGTTTATAATATTAGTTTTCTCAATTCTTTTTAAGACCTGAGAAAACCTATATGTAATTTACATCCTTTGAATACATTTGAATAGGTCCAAATGTTCTTCAAGATATTTTCTTTCTCCACCACGAAATTTAATTAAAGGGCTTACTGTTCCTTTACAAATAGATTCTAAACCCTTTTTAACATCCCAGTTATTTTGTGTTAAATACAGATATGCAGTATCTTCTGCAATATAAAAATACATATTTCTCAAAATAGACGGATTTTTTTGTAAGATTTTTTGAGCACAAACATGCATATATAAATAGTTAGGATTGTCAATACGATCAAACATAACTCCCTGTGTTTTCATATCCTCCAATGCATCTTTGTAACTATCAAAAGTCTCTGCTTTCATAAATTCATTTTTCCATTCAGTAATAAATTGACCATGAGGTACTGTAGCAAAACACCAATTTTCTATTACAGGAATACCAGGTTTACTAATAAATGATTTCAGATTATACCCATAAAAATCATACCATCCAGGAAAATATAGTGGTGCCTTTAATAAGATAGAAGAATCTAACCAAACACCTCCATATTTTTGCAAAATATTTGCACGAACTATATCAGATTCTCTTGTTGGTCCGTCATTCATTTTCATACCAACATCAAAACCTAAAAGACGTATTGCTTCTTTTGGACCCAGAACATGAATAGTATATGTTGGATTGTATTGCCTCCATGATTCTATACATCCCAGTACTACCGGACTGGTGATAATTTCAGAATTCCAGTATGTCCAGATATGTCTAGGTATCTTTGATTGTACAAGAATAAGTCCTAGTAAACATACCATTAAAATAAAAAACAGTCTTAAATTCTTGGTCAACATCTTTATTAAAGATCATGAATTTATTGTTTGAGCATGTGGCACATTCGATGGAGAATCTGAAGATTTGCCATAGTTGTCTCACCGCCCTCACACCATTCAACAATGTGGTCTCCATCCATGAGTTGATGTGCCAGAATCTTCTTGTGACACATCGCACAGAGCCCACCCTGCTCAGCCAGTTTAGCCTCTTTTTGTTCTCGTGTAAAGAGTCTAGGCTGGACCGTTGTCTCTGTTAAGATAGAATCACACAGACGAATAATCTTTCTATGAAATGTCCAATTCCGGCTCTTACATCCCAGCTCAGTCACCAATTCCATGCAGGGTTTCAAGAAAACCGTTTTCAGTGCGGCGGAAATAGGCCGTTTCTGACTACGGAAATCCTCTATCTTTGGAAAACATGCAGCAGCCCGTCCCAGAAATAATAGAAGCTCGGTCCTCTGAGACTCCTCCATAATAGAGGTTCCATCATCCTTGCAGAATGTGTTAAGTTGTTCCAGGTCCTTCATAATTTTGAGACAACGTGTCAACGTTGCACACCATGTCTCACAATTAGCTGTAACATTATCTTCGCGCTCTTTCATTGTGGATCCCAGTGATCTAACATACCATGCTGATACTAGCCCTGAAAGAGAATTTCCACTTTGTTTTGTTGTTGTATTGTAATCAGTAATTGCCAGAAGTTTTAAAAGAGTATGTTCAAGATCACCGCGGTTTGTTGCATCTTTTGGAAACAATGGAGTCTCAAAGAATTCGGCCATGCATGGATTAATCACACGTGTCAAAAGCGGGGCAATAACGGGAATATTGATTTCATAGTCATTTAGACGTTTGCCGGCTCGGTTCACACGAATCCATAGGACTTTGAGTAAGTCCGGATCACTGGCCGTTTCTTCGTCAATCATATTGATGTTGAATTTGTATGTCTTGATTGTATTCCGAATAGCCAGAGGCAACTCGGAAAACTTCTTACCATTGTATTCGGCTAAGAATGCGGTGGACAAGTCTGTATATTTCAGTGCAAACTTGTCATCCATGAAATCAAAGAGTGTCTCGACCTTGTGGGCACCATCGAAGATATGGTCTTCGCCCTCGGAACACTTATCAACACAAGATGAGCGTGCAATCATATAGATTGGTGGACATGTCCAACCACGGGCGGCGGTATCAATCATTTCTGTCTTATCATGAATGGACCAACAAGGAGCGCGCTGTATGGAGGGTCGTGTTACCAGACATTTTTGAGAATGTTCATTAGAATAATGGGGATCGCGCCGTAGTTTTAATGAAATCGCCGATTCCGATTCGACTTTCGCCATTTTGCCTTTCTTGTACCGCGACGGTGCCTGGTCATTTTTTTACTACCGCCCTTCTTATTAAGTACTAATGTAACTCCTGGTAGGCGTTTTTGCACAGAATATTGTAGCGGTTCTAAAAATTCTGGCCCTTCTAGATTGCCATCTACAATAATTGTAGATGGATTAAACGTGGGATATTTATTTTTAAGAGAAACAATAAATACTAAAAATTGAGGAGAAGTCAGTCTCTGATTTGTTAAGTCTATAGTTTTAATACCAGCAGTATAATCTTTTTTTGGAAGAATATTTTCGAAATCATCCCATTCAATAGATCCTAATGGTCCTCTTACTCCAAGCTTGTTAAGCAAATGACAATGTATTGGACTTCCATAACTCAGATTAATTGTAGAATGATCCCATAATAAACTAGCAATTTGAGTAGAAGTTAATGGTGTACAATGAACCTGTGGTATTCTAACTTGTGTATTACCAGATCTTACAGGTACTGTTACTTGTACTGGTTCAGGTTTTAATTCTGATTCTGGCTGATTCTTTAGCGTAATTAATCGCCCTCGTATATATTGTATTGCTGTAGCATTGTCAGTGCCACTTTGTATAAGTGTAGTATATTTATCTACTATATCTTGTTGTTGTTTCTCACTAAGAGAATCCCAGGTTCTTACTGCAAATAAAGGTTCAGAATAATTACTTCTGTTAGAATTTGTTAAATACCCTTCTGCGTTATATTTTTTTGGAGGGGCATTTAAGTTTGAAACAATACGTCTTACTTCATCCATCCCTTACTTATTAAACATTATTTTCTATTACACCAATTTCTGGAAAATCGGCTAGAAGCAAAGACAAAGCATGGGCCCTTCTTTCTAAAAAAGAGTCTCCAGGAGCCTGTCGTGTTAAATACTTCCAACGCCATTCAAATCTTAACGCAGCCCGTTCATCGGCAAAACCCGAAACCAAGAAGACCCGTTTCCATTTACGGCCATGGGTAGCCCGTGCACCACCAGCGATTTCTCCATTATGTTGTCGGAGACGTCTATCAGGATTAATTGTAGCTCCCACATATGTTTTTCGGCCATCTAACGAAGCTAACATATAACATGACCAGGACATTTTAATACTATAAGTTCTTAAACCTTTATAAGGATGGCAAATCCGCTGAAGGTTACATTTATTGAAGAATTCTGTTTAAATCCATGGATGTCATGGCCACTTCAAGCTTTTCCAGCAAATTCTTTCCGAGGATTCAGTAATCGAAGACTGCAAGAAGCTCGGGCCGCCTGGGGGTTTTTTGAAGCCGTTGAATCTGCCGATGCTTATAGACGAATAGAATATGGTTTTACACTAAAAGGTCGTAATATGATTACTGAACCAGATTTATGGACTGAACTTGTTACTGAAGAAACACTGGGACAATATAATTTTGGCCAATATTTGCATAGTTATGTATGTCCCGAAATATCATGGAATTCTCAGAGAAACTTGGAACCATCTACGGGTCCATTGAGTCTTGAATTACTTATTCCTTTTCCGATTAGTGTTACTTCTGTTACAGGTATTCCTCAAAACCAAGCAGTAATCGTGCGCTGGCCTTTTCCTACTGATCCGGTTAATTTTTTTACAGTAACAACACAAGGTATATCAGTTACCGTAAAAGGATCCTCTGCATCAGCCAGAGTAGGAGGACTTACTAATGGTGTTCCATATACATTTAGTGTAACTTCAACGGACTTTTATCGTCTAACATCGGCTCCTTCTGTGTCTCCACCGGTAATTCCAAGAACAAATCCTACTTCACCTCTTGATGTATCGGCAACTCCTTTGCCCTATTCGGCTTATATAACCTGGTCTCCTCCTACAAATAATGGTGGAGGTCCGGTAATCGAATATAGGGTGACCTCTGTCCCAGGAAATTATCAAGTGATTACATCTGATTTATCTGCTACTATTACAGGTCTCGAAGGTGGTTTTACATATAGTTTTACTGTGGTTGCTACCAATAGTTTTGGACTAGATTCTTTACCGGCTATAACACAAAAGATTGTGATTCTTTCTGTACCTGATGCACCGACTAACTTGAGTGCAGTTCCAGCAGATTCATCGATTGTTTTGTCATGGACTGCACCGCCAGGACCCGTTACTGGATATACGGTGACTCTGTCAACAATTGGTGCAACAGACATTAGTAATAATGTTTCGGGACCCTATACTGCTACTGGTTTGACAAATGGTGCACTGTATACGATATCAGTTGTTGCAAAAAACATAGCGGGTTCATCTCCTCCTCTCATAGGAAGTGCTACTCCGGTAACACATCCTTCACCGCCAACAAATCTTATTATTACTCCTGGTGATAGAACTTTATACATTTCATGGTCTTTGCCGTCTGGACCAAGTGTTGGTCCAGGTATGGCCGTTTATATTAATCAACTTACGAGTATTATTACACAGTTACGAACAACAGGTAATCCTAAACTTACTGTTGAACGCCTCAATCTTTTGGCGGACCAAGTTTCCCTTATTATGTAGACACGTAAATATATTAATGACACCTCGTTTAAAAATCGCATTTTAGGGCCTAAATTTCTCCGGCCTGAGTATAACATGGCGACTCCTTCTTCTGGTAATCCTCACGGCTGGGTATATCCCCCTGACACTCCTTCTCTGGCATTTAACCCCAACAATGCAGGCATAATTGCGGACATTTCTGGTGCTACTCTAAATGCATCTACCAATCTTTTTATTTCTCCCACCGTCGGTGCACTGACCTTAACTGAGTCTGGTACTTACAACGTAACCGTATCGAATAACTATGAGCTTGACTTGATATCCAAAACATATGATGATATCTTTGATTACACTCTGAATGTTGCAGATTCTATTGCACTGCTCAATTGCTTTACTGTAGGTGGCACTTCTAATGGTCTTAATGTAAACATGCCTTCCCCTTTCACTAAACAGACTACTAATGGTGCAACGTGTACCTTTGATGTCTCTGCCGTTGTTAATACCCTTACAAGTGTACTTGCAACTGCTGTAGATGCCTCTGGATCAACGACAAAACAATTTTTAACGGCTAATTTGAATCAGTTCTTAAGTAATGTAAATATGGCTTCTTTTACGGATTCCTACTTATTAACTTCTATTAATACTGATTTATCTGCAGGTATTTCTAGTGGCGACGTTACTCTTGGAATGGATGTATCTAGTGGTGTAGTCGTATATGATGCAAGTGGTGCAGTAGATTCTATTGGTTCTGCATGCTTTGGTAACACTGCATGTGAATCCTTAATCAACCAAGTTGACTTGGCCCACTTATTAGCATACCAGAATACTACTGGCAACCTCAACTATCTAAAGACTACCGCACTCCCTGCATTAAAGGGTGATCAGATAGTGTTTGTTCTTCACACTGATACTCCTGTAGTAACTATGAGTTATAACAAGGCTACTAGTAGTGCTCCTTCGGATCCTATTTCGCTAAATGCGGCGTGGGGTACCTTTTCTGCTAGCTCTTCTGGTACGGATAACTCCTATTACTGTGCGTTCCGTCTAACTCTAGGCGGTGCTGGTTCCAGCCAGGCAGGAGCACCTACGGGTGCGGTCCCTAATGCGGGTACTGCATTTGCTGTAGGCACTGGTGCTCTAAAAGCCTCTACTTGGTAATTACTTTTAGTAAAGAAAAATATAAACTTATAAGATAGGATGGGTACAAGGAAAACACGAAAACAAAATCGGTGGGGATATCATCTTATTATCGATGCTCGTGATTGTGACCCGGTAGCAATTCGGTCAAAAGAGACTATACATGCGTTTGCAAAAGACTTGGTTTCTGAAATAGACATGGTAGCATATGGCCCTCCCCAGATTGTCATGTTCGGTACTGGAAACAAAAAGGGTTATACGCTGGTACAGCTTATTAGTACATCTAACATAACTGCACACTTTGTAGAAGAAACGAATGATGTCTATCTTGATATTTTTTCTTGCAAAGACTTTAAAGTAGCCGATGCAATTGCTGTGTTCAAACAGTATTTCAGTCCTAAGTCTATGAAGAAACGATTTTTAAGTCGAAAGGCTTAGGATCCAAGTCGGCGACCCTTACCTGGAAAGAGTTCCGGTTTTGATGTTGGCATGGAAATCATCTGATTAAAGTCTATATCTGGACCAGGTTCTGGACTAGGTTCTGGACCAGGTTCTGGACCAATCAAGTCCAAATTAACATCACAATTTAATATACAAGCGGCTGGTACTTCAATCCCAGCCACTTCTATAGATACAATATCATACGTACCACAAATCAAAGGTAACTCTGCACCCACTGACAAACAGGCCCAGGACTGTGAAAGAGCAGCGGTCATATCTTCAATACTTGTAGCCTCGTTATCTCTTGGCTTCAATGATATTGACGTAGCTGTAGGCAGAGTAACTTGTTCTAATTCTACAAATTCAGTCGGTTCTCCTATCATTGGCCACATCCAAGACGGAATACGACATCCTCTGATTTCTGCCGGTACAATACGACCCACAGCAGAACCATTTACGCGCATAAATGTTGGAGTATCACTAGTTGCAAACTGCTCCCATAATTCAACCGGAACCTGAATCTCATCTGTCATATTCTTTTCAGTATCATCATAGATGAGTACATCTAAGTACATTACAGGGCTTAGTTATGTCATGGTAGCAATCACCTTTACTAAAATAGGGTTCCATCTTAAGGAATGCATATCTGCATTAATCCATCAACCTTTGAAATTCTGCCTATGCAAGATAAACAGAATCCTTATATTCAACAATTTAACGTTGACCATAAAAAAGCAAAAGAACAACACAAGGCTCTTCTTAAAGCATTGAAGTCAACAGGAGTTCCTGTTGCCGAGTATCGACTTAGTCAAAATAATGTGCTACCAGATATTGTCTTTGTAGCTAATGGTGGTCTGTCTCTTCCTAGACTCCAGTCTCCTTTAATCCTTCTACCATCCATGAAGTTCCCACAAAGAAAAACCGAGCTACCATTTTTAGTCGATATGTACAAGAAACTTGGTATTCCTACTATACCATTTCCTACCAAGGATGTGTTCGAGGGCCAGGCCGAACTCAAGTGGTTTTTCGGTGGAAATCTGGCTGTCTGTGGACCCGGTCATCGTTCAACACAGAATTCTTTTAAAGTTCTTGACAAGTTCTTTGACTATATTTATGGACTCCATGGACTAGATCCGCCGAGGCTCTTGATCACACCCTTGATTTCGGCCGATTATTACCATTTGGATGTAGCTATGTTAGAAGTCAATGAGAGCACATGTATTGTTCACAAGAGATCTATGTCACCGGCTTCTATCAAAGCACTAAGAGATGCGGGTCTGACTGTTTACGTCATTGACACGAAGGATTCCTTCTGTCTTAATGCTGTGATATCAAATGGAGTCCTTGTCACACATAAGCTGGCACCAGGACTTAGATCCACCTTAAAACGACTTACAGGTCATCGTTTAGTAGAAGTGGATACGAGCGAGTTTGAAAAATCGGGAGGATCGGTGCGTTGTATGACGTTGACTATTGCTAACGGCTCCGCCGTTAACGGTGGAAATAATTTAGTAAGTTGAGCATCTCTCGTAGCTTTTAAGGCCTCTAGTGCGGGAGTAAGTGTGTCTGGACTAGATGGCTTAGAATAACCAGATCCAATGGCTTTTCTGAGACGACATGACATTCTACTATATCTAATTTTTATGTACACTAAGATTGAATTTTCTTCTAGAACCACCAGTGGTCGGATCAAATTCTTCTTCATCCCCATCTTTGATATGATTAGCAGAGTGAGCCCACAGTTCATTTGCACACAACTTAAAATCCGGTCTTGCCTGTGCCTTGTACCAAAAGACCTGGTCCTCCAACTTATTAGATTTTGCATTATTATCAATTACCAGGCACTCATAATTCTCCGTGCATTGATTCATTACCTGGCAGAATGAATCATAGTCAGGAAACATACCGGCATATTGTTCATACAGTTTTCGCCGATTGTTCATGATATTCTCGCGCAGAATAAATACATAATCGATATTGGTTCTTAAATTGGGTGGAATACCAAGTGCATACTGCATTGTAATAATAAACATTGTGTGCACGTGGCGACCATTCATAAACAGATACCGCACATTCTTGTCACGAATCCACGAATTATCATATAAACAGTCATCCAGAATCAGGAAATTACGAGGATCTACCGAAGTCGTGCCCCGCTCTACCAAATCCTTTGCAATCTTTTTTGCAATAAGTTTCTGGCGCTTCAATACATTGGCAATAACAAGAGGAGAATACTCGTCATGAACAAAGAGTGGAGGAACCATCTTACTATAGAACTGATTGGCACCTTCGGTACCGGATATCACAGTTCCACAGGGCAGGCCCTGGTTATGCCACAGCAGATCTTTTACAAGAAAAGACTTACCTGTTTCACGTTTTCCAATAAGAACTACTACCTTGTCATGCTTGATCCGGGACATATCGAATTTCTTGAGACGAAGATTTAATCTCTTGGGACCATTCTGACTCTGCATCTGACATGGCATGACACTAAAAACATAGACTAATTAACGAACGTTATTTTCGTTATTAGTCCATAATAAGATTAAATTCAGGCTTCAGATGTTACAACCCTACTATATTCAACGTCCCGCACCTCAAAATCTACAGGCCTACTTCCCGAGCCTCGAAGTCCTTTTTCCTTCTATTCAACAACATAACAAGGGCTCTCCTACTCTTGCAGCAGCCGAACTAATACTTGACTTAAGTGGAACTACGGCCACTGTAGAAAATCTCGTAACAAAAGAAGTCAGTATCAAGGAAGTCTGGACCCGTCAAATTCATCTTGTAGACCCTATAGATGTTATGTCAGGTGATATGATTCTACCCTCCGATGGATCAATTCCTACTTTCCGGTCTGCCTGGCAGACCACTCTACGAAAGATTAATGATCCTTACAATGAAGCTTACACTGCTACTGTAGCATCTAATCTAGTAAGTCGTCTTGTTGAACTAGATATTTCACCCCATTTTTGCAGATTCTATGGCACATATACTGGCCGTGTACCCGAGTATCGCTTTAATCTTAGTGACTACATTGATGATATTGAAGACGAACCCTGGTTTCATGAAGGTATCCGATCTGGTGCTTTTCAAATATTAGCTGTAGATCCCGATAATGCTGAAGAGGGACCGTATGTACCTTGGAATCCCGAAACCTTTCGACCCCTAAATGTTGGTGGGAGTATTGCGGGATCATACAGTGATTCTGATTCTGAATCTGAATCTACTGTGTCGGAATCGAGTGAATCCAGTACTGATTTAATAGAGTCCGATGATATTCCTGCAGATGGTGAAGTAGTACTATCCCGGCCTAGAATCCGCCTGGAGCGTTCAAATGCCGAGAGTCATTCATCCGGTTCTTTTGATTCGAGTCCTGACTTGAACTATGTAGCAATCCTCAAAAACTATCCTGTACAGCTAACATATCTTGAACGGTGCGATGGTACAATGGATACGTTGATGGACGATGAACATAATAAACCAACCGAAGACATGATTGAGACCCGGGATGCCCGTTGGACCGCATGGATTTTCCAAATAGTTGCGGCCTTAACAGCGGTCCAGCACCATTTTGATCTGATTCACAATGACTTGCATACGAATAACATTGTCTGGTCTGGAACAGGTGAGACGCATCTGTATTATCATATTAAGGGTTCGGCTGGCGGAGATCGGTACTACAAGGTTCCCACATATGGGCGTCTATTCAAGATTATTGATTATGGGCGGGCTACGTTCCGTATTCCATCGGAAGGCCAAAATAATCCAACATGGTTTCCTGATGTATATGGCGAAGGCTCAGATGCCGAAGGCCAATATAATTGCGGACCATTCTTTAACAAAGATCGGCCCAAGGTAAGCCCCAATAAATCATTTGACTTGTGTCGCATGGCAGTGGCTATGTTAGATGCCGTTTGGCCAACTACGCCACCCTCTGTTGAACCGGTGCGCCCTCTAACATCGGAACAAAATGAGACGGTATCACCTATCTGGAACTTGCTGTGGCATTGGTTAACGGATACGGATGGACGGAATATTCTGAGATTACCGAGTGGACGCGAACGCTATCCAGACTTTGATTTATATTGTGCAATTGCTGCAACCAGTAAAAATGCAGTACCGGCCCAACAACTCACGTGTCCTGTGTTTGATAATGCATTCCGTACAAGTCAGAAAAATATTGAACCTGGTACTAAGATCTGGACTCTACAGGCTCATCCACCAAAATCAAAGATGAACAAAAATAACAAGTAAGAGTAAGTATGAACCGTGTTGCACATATGGTAGCTATGTCTCTTGTTATTGTCGGAGCATTGAATGTTGGAATTTTGTTAATTTCCAAGGTAAATCTGATTCAATGTCTTGGTCTAACATTAAGTCGGATTATCTATGCTATTATCGGTATCGCTGTACTCTATGTAGCTTTTCAAAGAGAGACATATCTGCCATTTTTGGGTGAGACGGTGATTCCTTGTTCGGTGCTTAATGTACAGATTCCTGATAATGCCGATACGGATGTGAGAGTACATGGTCTTGTACCCGGTGCAAAAGTATTGTACTGGGCATCGGAACCAGCTACAGATGGTCTTGCAAGAATAAAGGATTGGCGCAAAGCGTATCTGGATTTTGCAAATGCGGGAGTAGCAGTTGTTGATGAAACGGGGCATGTTATTCTGCGAATCAGGAAACCTCAGCCTTACGTAGTTCCACTGAAGGGACGGTTAGAAACTCATGTTCACTGGCGGACATGTGGAGAAGCTGGTTTTTTAGGACCGGTTGAGACTACACAAATTCCTTGATAATAGGTAATGACAACACGTAAAAATAAAAAACAGGGTCGTTCAACAATCCGTATTCCTCTCAAAAAAGGTCTTCTCAAAAAACATGGTTATGTACATGTTGCTTCTTTGTCTAAAATTCAAAGACACAGAGCATTGACTTCTGCTATCGCTGAGTATGGCAGTCTTACCACAAGACGGATGATAAATGTATTGGCAATATTTTTCAAAAATAAGAATCCTGCTCTGTCTGCGCTGTATAATGAAGACAAGGAATGGATTAAGAGGACCAGTCAATGACAATGAAATCTTGAACAGATACTATATCTTTGTATTTTACAAACTGTACAGAACAATCAGGAAAAAGTTTTCTAAGTTCATCAATAATTTCTGTGAGATTTTTGATGAGCATAGTGGCGTGCGTATTATATGCATTTGTATTATTATGAGAATAAGATTCACCGACCGGATACTTGTATAACATAGCATTGCTATTATCTGCTGCAGCAAGAGTATACTTGTAAATAAACTGCACAGTTTGTTTTACGAAATATTGACGGTCGGCCTCAATCTTGGCGGGCCTGCGAGCTAGCAAATCATCACGGGATACTGGTGTGAGTTCCATTGAACAGTACGTGTTATATAAGTTATTTGTCAACTTTTGTTTTACTTCGTTCTATTTGTAGCAGATCCTGATCTACTTACAGAAGATGTTGGACATCTAGTTACAGTTAGTGAAGTCGACCTTGTTAAACTTAGAGTACCTGTACGAGATACTGATACTGTTGGGACCTGACTAGCAGGAATAGTAGGACCAACTGAACGACTAGGAGTAATAGAAGAAGTTGGACATCTTGTTATAGTTGGTGTTATAGACTTTGTAAACGGCCATGTTGTGGCTATTGGAGTAAGTGTTCTAGTCACTGAGATAGTCAGTGAAGTTGACCTTGTTAGACTTAGAGTACCTGTAGGAGATACTGTTACTGTTGGTGATATAGTCCGAGTAAAAGGCAATGTAGTGGCTTTTGGAGTAAGTGTTCTGGTCAGAGATACAGTCAATGAAGTAGACCTTGTTATAGTTGGTGATATAGATTTTGTAAACGGCCATGTTGTGGCTATTGGAGTAAGTGTTCTAGTTACTGAAATAGTCAATGAAGTCGACCCTGATAGAGTTATACCTGTTGAAGAGATGGTAGGTGTTGGTGATGGTACAGGAGAAAGAGATACAGTTAAGGATCTTGTTAGACTACTAGTTTGAGTCTGGGTTGCAATTGTAATAGAGGCTATGGGGCTAGATGATACAGTAATTTCTGATGCTGTTGGCCCAATAGATCCTGAGAATGAAACTATAGTAGTCCGAGTAGTAGTCTGACTTAAAGATACAGTAATTTCCGAGGATTTAGAAATTGTTGGTCCAATAGTTGTAGACTGTGTCTGGGAACC